ACGAACGCCTAAAGGCTGCAATGCCTGCGGGGATTGACTGGGATGCTTTCATTGAAAGGACTGACAATGTAGAAGGAGCACAGACTTTGGCCTGCACGGCTGGAGCCTGCGAACTACCGTGAACTTTATCCTACAGTTCAGGCTCGGTATCGGCTTCGACATCGAGCACAATGAGATCAATCGGTACTGTATGCTAGACGAGGAAGGCAAAGAAGAAGTTGTTTGCTTCGTTGGCCTAATCATAAAGATACCGTTCATTGAAATCCTGATCGGAGATTTCTTCACGGAATAAAAAAAGCCCCTGCAAGGTTCCTATAAAGGTTCCTTGACAGGGGCTTAATTATTTCAACAGCAGGCTTTCTGCCTGTCTCCTTCTAGTCAATCCTCTGAGCACTCTACCGGCTGCTTTGTCCCACTTGAGACACTCTAGCGCAGCCTCTTCCCAGTTCTTCTCGTTGATCCTCTTCCTGAAGGTACTGATACGAAGGTTACCAAGTCCACAGTTGTAGGCCCATGACAGCACAGCAGCCTGTCTCCTGGATGACTCATCCTTCAGACCGGGGCAGAGCTTCATCACACCCACATAGAAGTACTCCATGTGCTCGTCTAAGCCCTTCTCACACTGCTCCATAGTCCAGATTGTGTCTGGATTGATGTCAGGGCCAGTAGAGCCATAGCCGATAGTCCAAGGGTGTCCGCCTGTGCCCGGATCAGGATACGCTTTGACTCTACCGTCAGGTAGAACCTTAGCGCATCCTTCAAAGGGCTTGACTAGAACATTCTTACATAGTTCAATTGCGGGGTTCACGTTTCTCAATGCTCCGACCAAGGAACCAGAACGTCAGAATCATCATCAGCATACTGAAGTCATCAGCAGTCCAGATTTCTTGCATGACCTGGATAGCGGGTAAACCACTATTGACAGCATACATGATGGTGACGATCTTGACAGCCGTATACAGACCGAAGAGCAACCAAGTGATACCGGGACGAACCAGAGCAGAGATAGAAGCAACCCACTTGTAAGCCTTCTTGTCGGCTTCGGCTTGTTGCTTGAATGCTTCTCCGATCGCGTTTACTTGATGGATGCCGTAGTCGATGTACCTTTCTTCCATGCGGTACTCACCCCGCATCTTCTCTAGGTCAGTCTGAAGAGAAAACATCTTCAGTTCGTGGCTTCGTTCATCTTTGCGGTCAAGCCACTTCAGTACCTCCGGGGCCAGCCGGAACAGGCCACCGAAGATACTACCTAGAAGACCGCCTCCTAGCATTTCAAACATTACTGGTTACCTCCTTGAGATGCTCCAAACATCCTAGCAAACAAGGTATTGACATCTTCAGCCGGAAGTTGACCAGAGCCGACCTGCTTCATCAGTCGTTCAACATCAGCACGCCGTTGTGCAGACAGGGCACGGTCAGCAAGGAAGCCACCGCCAGAGATCATGGCAGCAGCCGCAGGGTTTGCAGCAGCGCCAGCAAGACTACCAGCAGCAACCAACTGACTGCGCTCAGGGTTAAACCTAGCAGCCAGAGACATCAGGGGATCGCCTGTGCGTCCCTTGGCAACTGACTTGATAGCGTTCTGCTCCTTCTCGGTGAACAGACGCATCTTTTCCTTGTTTGCAGCCAAGTTAATCAACTGACGACGAATCAACTCACCTTCAGAAGCCTTCGGATCAAGAGCCTTTGCTTCAGCGATGTCTAGAGCATCTTCCAGTACACTGGCACGGGACAGGTTACGCCAATCCTTACGCGCAGCTTGCACAGCGGTTACAGCAGTGTCTAGCTGACCTTTCTGAGCCAAGATGTCGTTAGGCTTGATGTTGGCAATAAACTGATCCATCTCAGCGATAGCGGCACCGGCCAGACGACGAGTAGCAGGCTCCTTAGAAGACCGCAGTTCGTTCATCTTAGACCGCATCTGTTCCAGCTTGTCAAAAGACACTCGCTGAGAACCAACCATTTGTTTCCAGTCTTCCAGGACAGTCGCCACCGGCTTGTGGGTGTCTAGTTTAGGATTCAGGTTTAACTTAGCTAACTCAGTCTCAGTACTGTCCACAAAGTCAAGAACACTCTTAGGCTTAAGATTTATGCCCTGATCGCTCATGGTCTTGTATTGGGTTTGAGCACGGGCCTTGATGTCGTCCAGGGTTGGCAGTTGTGGCTGTCGTCCGGCAGCAGCACGAGCACCAGCAGTACCGGCAGCTCCACCAACAACCAAAGAAGCCACAAGACCGGCAAGAGGGCTTTCAGTCTTCTCAGTGACAACCTCAGCAACCGGGGTGGCTGCAACGCCAGCAGTGCCTGCTCCAGCAACCTGCTGAGGAACGCCCTGAGACAAAGGCTTCAGCGCCTGTACGCTTTTGGCTAACTGAGCAGTCAGCCCAGCGCCTCCAGCGGCCTCAACACCGGCAGAAAGAGCCTTCTCAGCGGTGGTTTCAGGCACCGGAAGACCGGCAGCAGTCATCGTCTGTTGCAGTGCTTGGGAAGGCAACTGCATTGTCCTTCCACCAAACAATGAACTAACGATATTTCCTACTGCCACAGGAGCGTCTGCAAGCATTCCAGGAATAGCAGTAACGGCACCGATACCGGCACGGGTAGCTAGACCGGCACCACGAGCAAGGCTTTCACCTGCTGTGCGCTGCTTCGGGGCTTCCCAAGAGATTTCATCATCCCACTTGATTTCGTCAGCCATTATTGAAACTCCCGAGTACCGTCCGTGTATTCAATCACTCGCTTACCGGCGTTAGGGCCAGACTGAACAACACCAGTTCGTTTAACAGTCTTGCCTGCGGCTGAAGGAGCGGCTTCCTTGTCTTCCGGAGGAATCTCACCACGAGTAGTGGCAAGCCAGCGGGTGTAGTGTTTACGAACCTTGGCTAAGTTATCCCGCAACTGCTGAGGAGATTGACCTACATCAAGGTTTGACACAGCAGCCTGCAAGAAGTTCAATTCCTGAACAGCAACCTGACCCAAGGCACCACCCGTAGGAGAAGCCTGTCGCATGTCAGACAATTCCTTGAAACCGATGTTGGCCTTGATTGTCTCAATGTTTCGAGCAACGTCATAGGCATCAGAGCCAGGGACAAAGGAGAGTGCTTTTCCTGCAACACCGGCAGTATTTAAACCACTAACTTTAGGAAGAACATTGTCGATGATTCCGATAACATTCTGAGCCTTGGCTTCTTCGTTGGCTTGAGCAGTTTTCTTCTTGTCTTCTAAATCAGTAACCTTCTGACGCTGCGTATCAATCTTATCTTGTAGTAACTGTCGCTGAAGATCGGTTACAGCGTTACGCTGAGAGCCGACAAGAGTAGCTAATTCTTTTCGAGCTTCGATTCGCTCACGTTCACGCTCACGAGCAGCTTCAATCTTATCTTTTTCTAATTGTGCTTTAGCGTCGGCTGCAATCTTGGCTGCGTTTCGCTTTTCAATGGAAGCCACGATCTTGTCAGGATCACCAAACTGACGAAGAACACCCAGCACATCCTCGTCTGAAGCATTAGCAGGAAGCCCAGCAAGTGCTTCTTGTAATCGAACTTCTTTAAGATTCTTCGCTTCTTCACGAACAGCTTGCTGACGAACAAGAGAAGTTTTTGCTTCCATCTGGGCCATTTGCTGAGCTTGCAGAGCAGCTTGCTGTGCCATCTGAGGATTAACTTGCTTCAGGGCATTGGCATACTGTAGCATACCACTAGCAGTTGTGGTATCAAACTGCTGTGCCAACTGACGCAACTGCGAAGCCTGCTCAAGCATTGGATCACGAGCACCTAATGCACGTGCAACTTGAGTTATACCACCGTAAATACCCGAAGCAAGCCGCTGTTGCGGGTTGAGGTTAGCAAACTGTAAGGCACGCTGACGATCAACTTCAGCTTGGGCCTGTTCAGGACTCATCCCTTGGTTCAATAAACCAAGAAAAGGATTACTCATCATTCCGTCAGCCATTATTAACCTCCGAACAGTTTACCAATTAACTTAGACACCGGATCGGACAAAGCACTAACAATAGCCGTGTTACGATTCAGATTCATCTGATTCGCAGCAGCTTGTCCTTGTGCTTGTGCAGCGGCGGCAGTAGCTGCGGCGGCAGACGCAGGAGAACCTAAGCTAATGCCCAGGTTAATAGGCTGCTGTCCGGTCTGTTCAACATTAGAAGCTTGCTGGAAGCCAGTGCTGAACGGGGCCAGAGCAGCTTGCTGAGCACCGTAGCCACCCTGCTGGAGATTCAGAGCACCACCAAGTAAGCCCTGACCAAACTGAACCTGTTGCTGACCGGCTTGAGTAGCCTGAGCAGCCAACTGAGCGTTACGCTGTTGCTGTGCGTTGTAGAAGGCTTCCATAGCCGGGTTAGCAGCACGCAGGCCAGCAGCGCCGCTAGGAGTAGCTCCAGTAGCACCCATTGATAAACCACCAGTGCCACGACGGAACTGTTGCGTCTGCAACTGTGCCAGAGCACGCTCATCCTGTGGAGCCAGCAGTTCTTGCTGTTGAGCCATGAACCGCTGTGCAGCAGCTTGTGGCGTTTCAGTAACATACTGTTGTCCTAGGTTAAACAAGCCTTTAGCAGCTTGGTTGACCTGCTGTTGCATAGCTTGCTGCTGTTGTGCCTGTTGCAGTGCTCCGCCGGAGATACCTAGCAGCGCCTCACGCATAGCAGCCACATCAGGAGCCACTTGGTAGCCAGCTCCGGTCAGCCGCCCATCGGGGCCATACTGAAAGCCGGATCGACCAAAGCGGGTGGTAACACCTACGGGGCGAAACTGTGAAGCCTGCGCCTGCTGCGCAGCAATCTGCTGTGCGGTGTCGGCTGCTCGGTTAGACGCATAGATATTACCGGCAGTTCCAATTATGCCGCTTAACAACCCACTATAATCAATGCCAGAAGCAGGCGTACCGCCACCAGCAGCAGTAAAGCCAGTCTGCATTGCAGTAGGGATCGTACCTAACTGATTGTCGCCCAGTAAAGAGAAACTAGTAGCCATTAGTAGGTACCTCCATCAATGGTACCAGAGAACGTACCAGACAATGTTAGATTAGCCATCGTTGTAGTTCCTGTGTGTGCTCCGTTGTTAGCATCAGGCTTCGATGAGATGGCAGAAGCAATGTTGTTATACTCTGTATCAATCTCCGTGCCCTTGATGATTTTTGAAGGATTGCCTGAAACGAGGCCATCCTTAACAGCAAAATTAGTCGTTTTAGTATAATTAGCCATTGTTACCTCGTTTTACCAACCTTAGTGAACACATCAATTTTCTGAATTGATATAGAATTTGCATTGACATTAACTTCAAATCCAAGTTGGATTACTCGACCAGTCCCACCGATCTGTACAGTTTCACTGGAGAATTGCGAACTTACTCCACCATACTCAGCAATATTGTATTCATCGATATTGTATTCAGCAACATCTACAGTAGGTATTGTAAACTGTCGGCTGTTATAGATGCTTGAATAATCAAATCCAAACTTTAGTGAAACCGTGTAGCCAGAGCCGCCTACAGTAGTTACACCGATTTTTTTGATAATCTTTGTTGCCGTAGGCGATCCAAAGTCAAAATAATTGGTATAGTATCGTAGTGCATATGTTTGTCCGTTATCTAAGAACCCGTCGTATTTACCGACGTAGCTTGTAAGCCCAAACAACAAGTCTTTATTCTGTTTGTACAGGAAACATGAAGGAAGCAACCTATCCCAAGTAGTTGCTCTTGCTGCTCCGTTAGGCAGCATTATCCGAAGGTCAAAGCAGTATAGGAAACCATAAGTGGGAAAAACCAGCAGATAGAAACCTTCTTTGTCGGAGTATGTTGCCTTGATGTTAGAGACAGTCTCTTGTGAAATAGCCAGCAGCAGATCATCTCGGACATTTGCACTCAGGTCACGGATCGGAGAAGATTTCTCTTGGATCACTCGCTGCAGTGACTTAACACCGCTGTCGGACAGGAATACCACATCAGTGCCGGTGGCAACGATGCTGTCCCTGGCCACACAGCCAACACCTGTGATAGTATCTTGTAACGTTAAGCCAGCAGGGTCTTGTGCGTTGGCATAGATAAGAATCTGACGCCTGCCGAAGATGATGAGGAATCCGTTGTGAGAAGCAAGACCTATAATCTCATCTGCACCAGCAGGCCATATTTCTGAAATATCCAGCGTTCCAGCAGTGCCTGTTGATAGTACAAACCCACTAAGCAGATCAGAGAACTGAACCGTTGTTTTATTCGCTGTACTGTTGGCAGACCATGTACGACCATATGCACTGATTACGCAGTTGTTTTGAGTGACGGTACCGACATATCCAGTCTTCTCAGACACCCTGCGGTATGTCGTGGTAGACACAGCAGGATCAAAGATCAGAGGATCGTGTCCAGACTGATAAAGATACAGAATGCCGTTCAGAGCCGCCATCTGCCAGTCATCGCCCGTGATCGTAGGAGCAGTACCGCCACCACCGTAGGTCAATGTCGTCAGCGTTCCGCCGTTAAGCCTGAACAGCTTGTTGTTACCGGCAGCAATCGTGTAGGAAGTTCCATTAGAGGCAATCAGTTCACCGAGAGCCTTGACAGGGTTCGATCCAAGATCAGCGTTAGTCGTATGCGTAGCAGTCCAACCCTTACGAGCACCAATACGACCAAACTTGTCAATCACACAGTTTGTAGCGACAGTAGCAAAGCCAGATTCAAGTGAAACCACCGAGTCCTGCGTGTTAAGCCCGTAGAAACCCGGAGCAGCGATAGAAGTGGTTAACAGCTTTGCGACCATTATACACTCGTCCAGGTTACTTGCTCATCGTAGCGGTTAGCCTCAAGAGCAATAGCGTCTGCTAAGGCAAGACGATATTTCTGATACAATTCACTGAAAGACTGACCACCGTCTTCTCCTCGCTCAGCCACAGCGTTAGCGTATGCTAACATCTGAACTAAGTGAGGAGGAACTTTAACCAAGTCACTGTTAGTAGACAGGTCTTGTTGTGGAATGTTCAGATTGAAGCGTAATGAGTAGACCGCATCAGGCTGAGGCCAGACACGGACAACATTGTCATCGTTGCTTACACCGTCAAAGCAATAGTAGATCGGAGCAGCATTCTGAACATCTGCCAGATAATACTGAGTGTCCAACCAATCAGGGGACACCTGATACATTGGGACATCTTCAGTTTCGTTCATCACCATGTCAACCTTGAACCGTTGACCAGAACCAGTCAAAGTGTAAGACTGTTGTCCGGATACGGTAGGTACGACAATGGTTTGACTTAAAGCATTCCATGAGTAGGCATCTTCAATTTCACGCTTTGCGTCATTGACTAAGACACCAATCAAAGAACTGTAAGGAGTATCACCAACAGATGAAACTTCTGATTCCCTGAGTCTTATAAGAACATTGTTAACAAGTTGTAAATAAGTTGTTGCCATTAGTTTTCCTTGGTGTCTTTATAAGTAATCATTATAGACGATTGCCTTAGACCTGTCAATAGGTGTCTTCACTAGTGTTGTGCTTTTACGACAAATTGGAAGATCATAAATAATGTAGCTACAACAGCCCAAGCACCCATGCCCATGTTCACCCACCGTTCAACCTTACGGTCTACTCTAGTAATGCTCTTATCAAGTTCTTCTGTCTTGTCTTCAAGGTCATCAATACGAACACCTTGAGCAGTCTGACGCTCTTCAACGAGGATCAGACGAGTCACAGCATCGGTTAATTTGTCTACTTTGCCTTCGATACGTTTCAAATCCTCATTGAAGCCAGCATCCATTTTACTTCTTTGCCTTCTTCTTGGACATTCCCGCCTCTGACAAGGCAATCGCTACAGCCTGCTTACGGCTCTTGACAACTGGGCCTTTCTTGCCGCTGTGAAGAGTACCTTCCTTGTACTCTCGCATAACTTTCTCAACTTTGTTAGGCTTCTTCATCATATGTTCCTCGCTAAGTATTCGTACATGTGGTAACAGAGCACAAGAAGGAAAGCAATACCAGTCAGATACAAACCATTGGTAATCATCTCTTGTTTCCGACGTTTTGCAATCTTGGCTGCTTGCTCCCGTTGTCTTTTAATCTTAATTCGCTCAGACATCATGGATTTGTAAGCGTCCTGTCCATACACACCAGCGATAAGAATGTAAAGTTCATACTCCATCTTCTTCAATCGCTCACGGTGCATTACGATGTCTAATGCTTCCTGCTCAATTGATCCTTTACCAAGAAACTTGCCTTTCTTGAGGTCTTGTTCTTTTTTGGCAGCACTTTCGTTGAAGGATTGGACAGCCGAGTACCATTTACCTAGCTGTCCTGCTACACTTTCTATTTCTTTACCAGCCTTCACCAGCTTCTGTACGGTATTGAATGCCGTTACAGCTACTCCGAAGGCTGTTACTGGATCAATCACAGCACCTCCCTAAATATTATTAAGAATTCTCTTCTTCTTTGGGAGGAGCGATAAACTTAGTACCGTCCCAAGTCCATCCGATACCGGCAGAACCTGACAACGGAACAAGAAGGAATCCAACAGGAGGAGTCCAGTTAGAACCTTCTTCTAAGACAACCACATTTTCAACTTCTTTGTTCTGATTAACGATAGCATAATCCATTTTTATGCTCCATCAAATACGGTAATGACAACACGGCCTGCTGCGCCAGCGCCGCTGAACAGGTAAGAAGAAACGCTACCGCCTCCGCCTCCGCCTGGGGCCGTTCCTGCAGCCGGAGTAGAAAGATATCCTCCTGCGCCGCCTGCGCCACCATTGGAACTTGCGCCGCCGCTCTTTCCGTCACCTCCAAGACCTGCATTTGCACCGCCGCCGCCTCCTCCGCCCCATACTGAAGCCCCACCTGAGTAGGCAACATCGGTATTGGTAGAGTACGCAGCGCCTCCTCCGCCACCTTTGTAATAACCTGCGTTGCCTGTGTTATTGGCCCCGCCTTCACCTTCGCTACCCGCTCTCGGTTGTCCGGGCAAACCTCCAGAGGTTCCAGAAGCACTTCCAGCGCCACCAGCAGTAAGCTGTCCACCACCGCCTCCGCCTGATGCGGAAGTACTTGTCGTGCTCATACCACCGGCACCGCCTCCATAGGCATATACCCGTGTTCCGAAAGACGTTGTTCCGCCAGGATTGCCAGCACTATTGGTTGTTGGGTCTACAGCAGCGCCGCCGCTTCCAATCGTGATAGTTTCCGTAGAACTGAGCGAAGAAAGAGCAATCCATGTATAATTGTATCCGCCACCGCCGCCACCGCCAGCAGCACCAACACTGCCCCCGCCGTAGGCATAAGCCCCGCCAGAACCACCGCCTCCCCAGCACTGAATCAGTACACGTGCGGCAGAACTAAAACCAGAAGGTTTCGTCCAAGTGCCGCTACTGTTGAAGGTTTGTACGTTGGCTGCTTTGGCACCGCCCGTCGGGGCTGCACTTGTCCAAGTAGTGCCGTTTGATGTCAGGACGTTTCCACTACTTCCGGGAGCTACCGCCTGCAGTGCCGAAGTTCCATTGCCAAGCAAAACATTATTAGCAGTCAGCGTTGTAGCGCCTGTCCCACCGTTGGCAACAGGAAGAGTACCAGAAACTTGGGTCGTTAAACTTACGCCGGAAAGCGTGCCTCCAAGGGTTAGTGAACCAGACGAGGTGACCGTTCCGGAGAGGCTGATACCGTTAACCGTTCCGGTACCGCCCACTGAATTAACAGTCCCCGCTCCAAGGTTGGTGCGTGCAGTCGCCGCATCCGTTGCTCCAGTACCGCCGTTAGCGACAGGAAGAGTTCCGGTAACACCGGTTGTTAGACTGATGTTGGTAAGCGTATTGTTAGAGCCGCTGATCGTCTTATTGGTAAGCGTCTGAGTACCAGTAAGAGTAACATCACCGTTGGTAGTAGTAAGATTACCGCTACCAAGTAAAGACTGACCATTCAAAGTCTTGATATTGGTTCCGCTAATCAAAGGTTCTTGACCAACACCAACAACAGTACCAGAACTATCTTTAGTGAATAACTTTTTATCAGTTACGTTAACAGCTAACTCACCCTGCTGCAATGAACCTGCAGCCGGTACAGCAGATGCTGTGCTACTATTCTTTGTGATGATCGTTGCCATTTAAGCTCCGTATTTGTTTTCGTACCATTGTTGTAACGGGCCTGCTACGTTACGAGGCGTTTCAGGCATATAGGCATTGTAGTATCTCTGCACCGCAGCATAATAGTCGGGGCCAAACTGAGGTGTTGTAGAACCAAGCATGCTGTCTGAAGAAGGAATACTTCCAACCGAGGATGTTCCTGTCCCCGCTCCGCCAACAGCGGCAGTTCCACCAAGTATGGTTAGCAACTTAAGAATATCAGAAGGTGTAAATAAACTATCTTCTTTCTTTACCGGAGGCTTAGTTGGTTCCGGTAATGTTGCGCTAACAGCCGCAGGAATGGCCGGTAATGCGGCCCCCAGACCACTGGCATCAATGGTTGTCGGTTTTTCTTTTGTTGCAGTTACTTCTACTTTATCTGCTGCAGAAGGAACGGCAGCAGTAATAGACGGAATGATTGCTCCAGTAGCGGCTGCTATACTTTCCGCAGGCTTGTCAGTTAATCGGGTTCCTTCAACAATTGCTTGTTGAATATCCCCGCCTAAAACAGTAGGTAAAGCAGCAGCAATGCTTGCCGGAAGCGTAGACAGTGCGGCGGCAAGACCACTATCGTCAATAGTTGTTGAGGTTTCTTTTTTTCCAGTTACTTGCACCTGATCTGCTGCTGAGGGAACGGCAGCTTGAATGCCAGGAATAATTGACCCAACTGCTGCAGCCGCAGGAGCAACAGGCTCTGTTTTTGAAATATTTTGGCCAGTAACGCCAACTTGTTGAGTGGTGCCGCCCATCACTGCGGGAAGTGCAGCAGAGACTGTTTCTGGAACAGTCAAGTCTGGTTTAATTGTTTGCCCTGTTACTTCAATACTAGGAAGCGTTTGAGCAGGAACAACAGATGCCAGAGCAGGCGCTAAAGAAGACAGCGCACCAAGATTACTAACATTTTGTCCTGTAACAGCTACTTGTTCTGCTCCAGAAGGAATTGATGGAGTTCCTAAACCTTTTGCTGATCCAGGTGCTGAAGTTCCAAACTGGGCATCTAGTGCGGCGTTGATAACATTAGCAGCAACGCCTTCTTGAGTTAGAATCTGTGCAATCTGTTCTTCAGGAATACCCTGAGCAGCTAACTGAGCTACATCGGCAGCAATGAAATCATCTACAGGCGTGGTTGCCCCGGCTCCTGGAAACAGACTTTGCACACCATAAGCAGTAAGACCACCTAAAGCAGCGGCTTTTAATGCAGACTCAAGATCGGCTGTGTTAACAAGGTTTGTAATACCAGCACCAGTAGCGGCAGCGCCAGGAACACCTAAAGCACCAACACCCGCAGGGCCAAGTGCAAAACCAGTGCCAGCAGCAATAGCAGCATTGGCTAAAATACCTAATGCACGGTCTAGGTCGGTTTCTTCAAAACGTGTGCTTAACTTTTCTGTGGCTTGTTGTCCAGTAGGGGTGAAACCACCAGCTAAATAGGCACCAGTAGGTGTCTCAATGATGCCTTGGATTGATCCATCGCCTTGCACATTGTAAGTAACACCGTCTTGAACAAAACTACCCACAATTGCATCAGCGAATTTTGGATCATTTGCTTTGCCACTTGCGGCTAAAACCTTTTGTGCCTGATCTTCAAGCACATTACTAGAACCAAATAAACCTGAGAAGTTTTGAGCAGGGTTTGTTTGTTGTGCAGCAATCTGTTGCAGCATAGCCCAGCTATCATCACGAGGAGCACCAGCAGCTACACGAATTTCTTCATCAGAATATCCCTGTGAAAGTAAAATATTGTACAATGCCGCCTTTTCTACTGGTGTAGCATTTACAATTTCAGGAGGAATATAGATAGCCATTATGCTTTCCTTATGACTTCAAAAGTGTTGATCGTGCTCATGCTAGAAGCTGATTCAGACTCTACTCTAATTTCATCGCCTTCTTCTAGTACGATGTATGCGCCACCATCAAACTTCAAGAAATTTGTAGGGCTTAACAAATATCCATCTAATACTTTAATCTCTACATTGGTGCTCTTATCATACCAGAACACATCAATGGTTTTGTTGTTGCCCGTATGGTTGACCACATAACAGAGGTTCCACAGAGCATAATAACCCGTAGGAACAGTGTAAACAGTAGTCTTTGTCGCGGCTGTTAGGTTGTTACCTACGGATACTTGTCTCATTCTTCGTCTTTCTTAGCAGGACGACCACGCTTGACTGCAGGCTCTTCTTCTTTGACTTCTTCCTCTTCTACCTTCATGTAGTCGGGGTGCGTCAGCATTGCCTTGATGTCGTGTTCCATCTCAAACGAGTAAACAGAACCGGAATATTTGCACATAAATTTCATTCAATTCTCCAATGACAAAAAGGGAAGACCCCCGTAGGAGTCCTCCCTAGTTGTTTACTTAGGCCGGAACAGCCAGAGCAACAGCAGCGCCGTCGCGCAGTTCGTCGCAGCCGAACAGAACGTCAGCCGTGAACAGCGTACCGAGGTACTCTTGCTTGTACTGGGTCTGGGTACGAACACCCATCTGCTCAACCAGCACCGAGAAGTCCTTGTGAGCCATCAGGCAGATACGGGTGGCAGTCGTGCCAGAGGTCGTATCAGCGTTGGTGGACACAAACACGGGGATGCCGTACACATTGCCGATTTCGCCATTACGGATGGTGTTGGCATTGCCAGCCTCACCCACGAAAGCCTGCTCCGTGAAGCGGTTGATACCCATCAGGGTGTTACGGGTAGACGGGGGAACGATCAGGAAACGACCGTCCATCGGCACATCCTGGTCATCCAGACGCTGAATCGAGCGACGGATAGCGGCGTCGGTCAGAGCGCCAGAACCCGTGTTAGCACCGGCATTGTAAGCAGTCGTGCCGTCAGCACCAGAGAAAGCACCGCTGTAAGCAGCCGTACCGCCACCGCCTTGAACCTTGCGGCCAAGTTGGATCAGGCTGCTGTCAACCTTACGAGCCAGAGCGTAGCCAGCGTCGTCCGTGTAAAACTGACGCAGCGACGACAGAGCCTGGGCTTCCACGATGTCTTCGATCAGACGCGAGTATTCCCAGTGTTGGTCGATAGCAACGGTCTTCTCGCTCTCGGTAGCAGCGATCAGGGTCACTTGGCTGCCAGCGGCCTTAGCAGAGGCATCACCACGGGTGGGGGCGGGAATGTGAACGGTGTCACCCTTCTTGCCCTTGAAGCTCATCTTCTTGATGAGGTTGGCTGCAACAAGGTTCTTCTTGTAAGCAGCAACGATTTCATCACTCCATACCTCCGGAATGAAGGTAGCAGCGGTGGTAACGGTAACGTTATTAGTACCTAAAGGCATTGTATTCTCCTAAAACAAAGTTGATTATTTTACCCTGCCTTCAGCGTATGCAGCCATGATTTCAGGTTGTAAGGCTTCATATCGCGCAGGGTCTGTCATGCGTAGCCGGATAAGGTCGGCACGGCGATAAACTTTCTTAGAAGACTCCCCAGTTCCACCAACATCGACAGCAGCGGCTTTCATTTCGGTTTGCCGTACTTCTTTTGCAGCAGTAACTGTTTCACTGGTTCGTGTACCTTTGATTGCCTTGAAGGTAGAAATCAACTCGTCAGCAGCATTAAAGTCGTACTGGGCATCTGCCAGTGCATACATATTAACGCGCATCGGAGAGGCTTTTACCCACGCTGCAAACTCAGGGTCTTGAACCACATTAGCAAAGTCAGGATGTTTTTTGACTAAAGCAGCTTGCGTATGTAGTTGACGCATCTGCATGGTAGCCTGCTTTGCAGCTAAGACATCAGGATGATTTGCTACAGCGTTTTGAACCGCTGTCTTAGGGTCTTCAAAAAAGTCTAGTTCGTTTTCTACTTCTGGTGGTTTCTCTTTCTTCTGAGAGAGTTGTTGCTTCAGTAGCTCATCAGCCAGTCGTCGAACTTCACCAACTTCTTGTGCCTGACGACCAATAAGCCTTTCAGCCTCTTGGTGCATATTCACAATATCCTCAAGACTTTTACCCTTATACTTTTCGGGAATCTTGGGAGCTTCTGGTACAGCGGCTACTTTAGCCTGCTGTTGTTCTTCAACTGCGTCTAATTCACTTTTCTGAGACAGTTCTTCATTTTCAATAAGAGCCATACCTAACCTTTCCTGCCCATACGGGTTCTAGGATAATCTAATGCAATCAGGTTATTCGCCATGAGCGGCGGCCTTCTTGCGTTCTTGTTGTTGTTTCTCCGCCCTCACACGCTCCCATCGGCTGTAAGCACCAGGGAAATCCCCGGTAATGCCTTCTAGGTTCACGCGAGGGGCAGAAACAACGCGAGTAGCAGTAGTGTCACAGTAAATGCACTTCATGCTACGGATATCATCGTCAACCAGTTTCTCAAACGTATGTCCGTCTTCACATACGAATTCAAACATTCGTTTCATCTTCTTCCTCCAGTTGTTTGTAAACTTCCTCGCAGGAATGCTTACGGCGCAAGAGCAGATCAAGAATATCCAACTGGCCTTTCCGGAAATAAAGGTCTTGTGTGTCCGTTACCAGAGATAAGTCGTTGATGCTGTCTTTAATGCGCTGTAAATCCTCTATCAAGTCAGTCCACCCAGGTTGGATGAAGAGCGAAAACTGGTCTTCGTAATACTTTTGTAATTCAGGGTTCATGGATTGTTCCTTTCTGGAGTCCGTTTTACCCTCATATTATACCACAAAATTTGCATTTTGTAAAGTATTTTTACCTAAAAAAGAAGAAAAAAGTTCCAGTATTTGTCACTACAGGCGTCGGAGCAACCTGGAAAAGCCATCCTAGCGAGCCATTATTGGTAGAATTAGCCCCCGCATACCAAGTATCGGTCAAATCGTATGCCCGAACCCCGGTAATTGTCAGATAATCTACATTTGGCTTTACCGCACTGGTCAGGATCAGCGTGCCCGGTGAAGATGCCGATGAGCCTTGAACCGTCAGCAACCGTCCTGCTTCACCTGCGCCTGTCCATTGGCTTACCCGCTGAGTCGTAGTGCCAAGCGTGATGTTGGCAGCGCCGGTGCTCTTGTAGGTGTTAGTGATGTCTTTAAACGTGTTGTTGCCGGAGATGGTCAGTGCGCCTGCGCCGCCTTGGTTAAGGGTGATGTTGGTGTAGGCAATATCACCACCCACAAAGTTCTTGGCAGATGCAGATGTAAGGCTGATCGTGCCTGTTCCTGTGACGGCGAGGTTGGTCGATGTCCCCACATTCCACGCACTTGTAGAGTTCCCGGCCAACGTCCAAGTACCCGACCCAATAGCGATAGTTCTTGTTGCGGTGTTTGAAGATACAACCCCGCCCCCACTTCCAGATAAAGATACGTTGTAACTGTTGGCTGAAAAAGTCCCGCTTTCTAGTTGTAAGGTGTTTGCGTTGGAGCAAATAAAAGCATCTTGTAAAGTAACCGATCCACCGGGGGTATTAATCGTAATCCGCTGTGTAAACGTCTGGCCCGCACTCGTGATCGTCTGACTGCCGCGACCTGCAAAGGTCATAATGCCCGTGCCCGTCAGCGTAGTCCCGGTGCCATTGATCCAATTGCCGTAGATGGTTGGTGTCTGTGCGCCCGTTGCCAACGTCATCGTGTTGGTCGTCCGAGCCGACATATCAATCGTGCCGATGTTGTAGGCAGCGTTGATGGTGATGGTGTTCCCGCTAGAAGGAAATGGCGTAGGGCTTGACGGAAACACCGCAGTATCTTGCGCCAAAGGGAAATTATTGATTGCCGGTGTCCCGCCATTTGTTAAAGACCATCTGGCGTTTCCTGATCCCCACGTATCCCCAATAGATTGGCCCCACCACACCGTCTTAGCCGCATCAAACGTAATCCCGCTGTTGCCCTTGCAGTCCCCCAACCGAGTGCCCGATGCCGGAGCCGCTGCGCCTGCGATGGTGATGTCGCGGAAGTCGGCGTCTGTGGCAGAGACAGCAGCACAAGTCAGCGTGCGAGTCGTGCCGAGTGTGCTTGACTGCACAAAGTGCCGCATCGTGGCGTTGGTGCCTGCGGATAGCGTCAAAGTGCCGGTGATGGTTTGGTTGGCTGATATGGAAATAACCTTCAGACCGGCAGAGGTTATTCCCGTGAACGATAGGTTATTAAAACTGTTGGCCCCGTTGATTGTTACAGTGCCTGATGAAGTGTTTGTAAAATCGACATTATAAAAAGAAAGGCCGCCTCCGTTAAATACGCTGTTTGACGAACAATTTATTTGTGAGGTTCCGGCATTTAGTGTTAAATTTATTGAGTTTGTAAAACCTGTAGGCAAACTTTGAATAGAAATTGTTGACGACCCTAGAGAGAGTGATCGTGTATTTGCGTTTGAAGACGCAAATGCTCCAATCGTTACTGCGTAATTGGCTGTATCAAAATCTCCGTTTGTAACTGTCAGCGATGTGCCTGCGGCCCCATCTGACCAAGCACTTCCAAGCGACCATCCACATCCGACACCATTGACTACCGGATTCCCGGCAACTGTTACCCCGTTAGTCGTGAAGGTCTTGCCAGTTGTAGACCCCGAAAGAACCAAAGGCCCAGTAAACGTCCGAGTCAATCCCGTAGCAGGCAGCGTGATGTTGCCGTGGCAGATCAGCGTAGACGACCCCGCAAGCGTCACGTTACCCGATGTCGGCCCTGCAATCGTCAGTTGATTACACCGGCTTGTGGCATCAATCGTGGCGGTATACGCTGTTGCGTTGGACGCAGCATCGAAGATCACGTTGTCGAGGCTTGTCGGGACAGCCGCACCTGAGCCTCCCCCTGATGATGTAGACCACTTGGTTGTGCTGCTCCAGTTGCCCGTGCCGCCAACCCAGTAAAGCGTGCGTGCAGCAGGAGGCGCAGTCCTGAACACAGGAGCGCCTGCGGTGCCGGTGGAGTTGGCTCCGGCGTAGAACTCGCCAGGGCTTGTGTCAATAAAACCAATCGACCCCATCGCAAGGTAGTCGATGCCCGAAGTAGCCGCGCCTGCAAGAACGTGGCTTGTGCCAGTGCCAGTCAGCGTAACGACATTGCCTGCCGTTCCGGTCACCGTCCACTTACCAAATGTCTGCGTGGTGGTTCCAAGAGCGATTGTGTGGGCTACGGTCTTGGTGGAGGCAAGTTCAGTGAACTGGTTGTTTTGGGTAATGGTAAGCGTTGAAGTGCCCGTTGTGCCGCCGATAGTCAGTTTGTTGTAGGACTGAGCGCCTCCAGTAAATGTTCTTGCACTTGTGCTCGTATCAGACAAAACAATGTTTGCAGTTCCTTTATTTAATGTGTTTGCCGCATAGTTCCAAACATTTCCTGTCCCGGAAAGTGTCCATGTGCCAGAACCCATTTTTAATGTTGTTGCACTAGGGGAAATATTACTAAACAACCCCGTCGTCACGTTGTACGTCACCGCATCAAACGTGCCGCTAGTAAGGGTCAGGGTTCTTGTGGAACCAAGTGTTATCGCATCTGCAAGTTGAACCGTTGATGTAACGCAATCAACAGTAACCGGGCATCCAAACGTCACACCGTTACTGGTGATGGTCTGAGTGCTTCGGCCTGCAAAGGTAATTGTTCCTGTTAAATTTCCAGACGTTACTCCCGTGCCAAATAACCAATTCCCATAAACAAACACTGCATTTGTAGCATTATTTAAATTCATTGCGCTTGTTCGCGCAGATGCATTAACTGTTCCGATATTCCAAGATGCATTGGATACAATCACAGTACCCGCAGCACCAGTGTTGTCAAACACTGCTGTGTCTTGAGCCAAGGGAAACTGATTGATGTCAGGTGTGCCGCCGGATGATGGCGCCCATCCTGTATCACTCCAGTTCTGAGTGCCTGCTAGGTTCCAGTAGACCGTCTTGGCTACAGGGAAAGTGATGCCCGAGTTCCCACCACAGTCCCCTGCACGGGTAGGCGATGATCCGGCAGCAGCCCCGGCAATCGTGATGTCGCGGAAGTCGCAGTCGTTTGCGCTGAGGCTGTTTACGGTG